ACAAGGCGGAACGGCGGTTATGCAACCGATAGCAATACAGGGCAACCTCATTGGTCGTGACGCTGGGGGACCCCAAGGCGTAGGAGCATCGGACGCAGGTGTGATGTACACAATGACGAAGGCGGATGTACATGGAGTTGCACAGGCGATACCAGCAAAACTCACAGTAAGTAATCGGGAACTTTTTTCGCAGCACGGGGTGGCGCATCAGTGTGTGGCTTTTGAACCGGGTATTGCAAAAAGAGAAGGCGGAAGCTCAAGGTTTTCGGTTGAGCTATCTCCGACGTTACGGTCTGCTATGGGCGATAATCAGCCAGCCATCGCATTCAACGGCGACCAATCAGCGCAACCGAGAGCATTTCAACAGAACACTCGTGATGAGGTTCGGTATATCAACGGCGACGGTCAGATAGCTGGTGCGTTAGCTGCTGAAGCGGGAATGAAGCAACAGAATTACATTCACTCAGTAATGCAGTCAATGCAAGTCCGTAGACTCACTCCGACAGAGTGTGAAAGACTCCAGGGATTCCCGGACACTTACACAGCAATCCCTTGGAAGAAGAAACCGGCAGAGGACTGCCCGGACGGGCCGAGGTACAAAGCACTGGGGAATTCGATGGCGGTTCCAGTTATGCGTTGGATAGGCGAGCGGATAAACGCTGTGGCCGAGAAACCCTTTAGCCTGTTTGACTGATGAAGCCATACATCAAAACATACCTTGACGCAGCAGGAATCAGCGTCGGAGAACGCATAATGTGCGAGGTGTGCGGATTCCGTGAAGCAACCGAGATCCACCATATTAAGCGCAGAGGCATGGGTGGGTCAAAGACGGCAGACAAGCCAGAGAACTTGATGGCAGTATGCAGAGAATGCCACACGAAATACGGGGACAAGCGTCAGTATATCGCTGAATTGCAGGCGAAACACGCAGCAGTAATGAGTACTTGGAAGTGATGGGTTTATTTGGTATCGTGTTAAAGCTCCGGCAAGTACTTGTCTCTGGGTAGCTTCCAGAGCAGGCGTGTGTAGGCACGCTGATGGATAAGAGGGGTGGCTCCCCCGCCGGATGTGTAGGATAGCTCAAGAGGTAGAGCCTCCGGATTGTACTGGAGAGATGCGGGTTCAAGCCCCGTTCCTGCATCGAGGGCCGTGTAATCAGCGGGGAATGATTAGCGTGCCATAACGGCGGCGGCCCTGTTCTTGATCGGTGTTGTTTACCTCTATGTGCGATGCGCTTTCCTTGCTTGAGCGAGAGGTATAGGCTGCGGGAATGGCATTGTGACCTGCAAAAGGGCTGAATATCACGAATAAGCTCTGCACCACGCGCTTCTGTAGCGTTCGAGTCCCTGCGGAAGCTCATGACAACAAAACGATGTAATGTATGCGCAAAGATGATGACATAAAACTCAATCCGAAGCGGGAAATGTTCTGCCGTGAGTACCTCATCGACCTGAATGCAACGCAAGCCGCTATTCGTGCGGGGTATAGCGCAAAGACGGCTAATACGTATGCCGCAGGTTTATTAGCAAAAAACAGTATTCAGGCTCGTATACAGGAACTCAAGGACAAGCGCATCGAGCGTGTCGAAGTGAATGCCGATTATGTACTGAAGACGATTATTGACACGGTGGAGCGATGCAAGCAGGCGGAACCAGTGCTTGACCGCAAAGGCGATCCTGTAACGGTTGCCGATGAGAATGGAGAGCTGCGCCCGATATACAAGTTTGACTCTCAAGCGGTGCTGAAGGGTGCGGAGCTTCTTGGTAAGCACCTTGCGTTGTTCACGGATCGGCATGAAGTGACGGGAAAGAACGGAGAGTCACTCAGTGCGCCAAAAATAGACATGTCTAAGCTATCGACCGCAACGCTTATAGAGTTGAAGGCGGCATATGATGTATCATCTAAATAACCACGAAAGTATTGACGATATAACCCGTGCATTGTGCGCGCGAAGTGAGAGAGAGCATATTGGATTATCGTATTTTGTTCAGGAGGCATGGCCTATACTTGAACCAGGCATGCCATACATTCACGGCAGGCACATCGACCTCGTCTGCGAACACCTTGAAGCTGTCACACGCGGCGATATAAACCGTCTTCTCATCAACATCCCGCCAGGCACAATGAAATCCATGCTGGTATCAATCTTCTGGCCGGCGTGGGAATGGGGACCGATGGGGCTTTCATCAAACCGCATTATCAGTGCGTCGCATGAAGCTGGGTTGTCAACACGCGATAACCGGCGCATGAGGTTGCTTGTGCAGTCTGACTGGTACCAGCGCTTATGGCCGATACAACTCACAACCGACCAGAACGAGAAAACCTATTTTGAGAACAGTTCCGGCGGGTGGAGGCAGTCCTGCCCTGTACGCTCAATGACTGGACGAAGGGGAGACCGCGTTATCTGGGATGATCCTCATAGCGTGGAAGACGCATATTCAGCGCCGAAGCTGGCGGAAGCAGAGCGTGTGTTCCGCGAGACGCTTCCGTCGCGCTTAAACGATCCGGCAAAGTCCGCTATCGTTATCATTATGCAGAGGCTGAGCGTAAAGGATGTATCTGGGCTGATACTGTCGGAGGATTACGGGTACGAGCATCTCATGTTGCCGATGGAGTTTGAGTCGTCCCGCAAGTGCGTGACAAGCATCGGGCATGACTGGCGAGAGAAGGACGGCGACTTGTTGTTTCCGGAGCGATTCCCCGCTGATGTTGTTGAGCGCGATAAGAAAGTAATGAAATCGTCCTACGCTATTGCCGGGCAGTTCCAGCAGCGCCCGTCTCCGCTTGGCGGCGGACTGATAAAGGGAGAGTGGTTCGGACGGTACAAGATGCTCCCTCGTATCGCAACGAGAGTGATTATCGCTGACACAGCACAGAAGACAGCAGAGCGAAACGATTTTAGCGTGTTTGCGTGTTACGGAAGTGGCGTTGATGGCAAAGTGTATCTCATTGACCTGATACGCGGTAAGTGGGAGGCTCCAGAGCTACAAAGGCGAGCGGTGGCGTTCTGGGCGAAGCATAAGGCACTGGACGATCCCAAGACCACTGGGATACTGCGGAAGATGTATGTTGAGGATAAATCGTCCGGTACTGGACTGATACAGCAGATCAGGAAAGACGCAAGCTGTCCGATTGAGGCAGTGCAGAGAGGGAGGGATAAGCTGACTCGCCTGATGGATGTGCAGGGATATATGGAGTCTGGGTTTGTCGTTGTGCCTGAAGTGTCGGCATGGGTAAGTGACTTCGTGGCAGAGTGTGAGACATTCAGCGCTGACGATTCACACGCGCACGATGACCAGGTCGACACGCTGATTGACGCGCTCGACATCCTCGCCGCAAAAAAGGGCTTTGATTTGTCCGCACTCACTTAGTAAGTTGTGGGAAACAAACCATCGAATATGACAGATACGAAGAAGAAATCAGACGGCGCATACGAGAACGCGTTCCTCGGCATCGGCACAGCTAAAGACCGGTCCGCACAGACGAAAGCCATCGCCCCAGTTATCCTTGACCCCGGAACGCTAACCTCGCTATATGCTGGCGATGGTCTTGCGGCTAAGATTGTTGACCTCCCTGCTGATGAGATGGTTCGCGCAGGCTTTGAGATCGAGGGGCTTGACGACAAGCGGGAAGTGATGGCGGAGCTTGAAGGGTTGAAAGTGTTGCCGTCAATCGCGCTTGCGGCGAAATGGGCAAGGCTTTTCGGCGGTGGGCTGATAGTTATGCTGATAAACGACGGTAGTGACTTTGCCGAACCGCTAAACGAAAACCGCATCAAGGCGGTGGAGCAGTTGAGGGTATACGACCGATGGGATGTTACACGGCACACTCGGTACGATGACCCTATGGATATACGGTACGGCAAAACAAAACAGTGGATGGTGTCACCGGTCAACGGGCAGCCGTATATCGTGCATGAAAGCCGGTGCGTGATGATTGACGGCGATGCAGTACCGGACAGGATGCGTGATGTAAACGACGGGTGGGGCGGCAGCACAGTGAACAGGATATACCGCGACCTGATCCGTAACGGAATGAGTCTCGAATGGGGCAACGCGCTGCTTGAGAGAGCGCAGCAGGGGATCCATGCGATACCTGGGCTGTCCGACATCCTTTCACAGCCGGGCGGTGAGGCGATGGTTATCAGGCGCATCAATCTTGTCGACATGGCGCGATCCGTGAACAACACGGTCGTAATAGACGGCGAAGAGAAGTACACGCTGGAATCCACATCTCTCTCCGGCGTTGCTGACATCATGGACAGGATGGGGCTGGCTCTGGCTGCGGTAGCGGAGATCCCTGAGAGCCTGTTGTTCGGTCGGCAGCTTGGAGGACTCAGCTCAACCGGCAAAAGCGACCTTGAACACTGGTACGCGAGGATAGGACAAGAGCAGCAGACGCTTATTCTCCCCCCGCTTGACCGTATCGTTGGACTTGTGATGAAGGCTATGGGCGTGTATACCGACGAGTACCTCATTAAGTTCTTGCCGCTCTGGATGCCAAGCGGCAAAGAGACCGCCGAGACAGCGAAGACTGAAGCAGACACCCGCAAGATATACGCCGACATGGGCGCTCTTGATCCGTCTGAAGTGCGTAAAGCGCTGATTGATGAAGGGTACGACATCGACGACATCAAGTTAGAGTATGGCGAAAA